CCTAATTGTTTAAAACTTTCTCTTTGTTCTTCCGTTAATCTATCTCCTTTTAAAACTTTATTGTATAAATTCCAAAATTTTCTGTAAACACCTGATGAATTTTCAGCTACGGCAAATTCACCTTCTCTAACTACAGAACTTGGATCTAATGTTTTCATAAAAGTAAATATAGACGCAACATCTCCTACACCATCATCTTTTTCTAAACCTTTTAACAATTTAGTTATACTTGTTGTTGCTGCATCAAACTCTTTAACTACCGAATTACTTTGATAAGAAGTAAATAATTTATTTTCTTGGTCTTGTATATTTTTAAGTAGTTCAGAAATTTTAGCTTCTTTATCTTTTTTATTTTTAGCTGTTTGGTCTATATTTTTTAATTCCATTTCAATAATACCTGTGGCAGCTTTACCAGGAAATGCTTCAGCCAATTCTTTAAAAGGATGATCGTCAGGTAAATCTTCAAAAAAGTTTCTTTGTTTTTCAGCTAAAGCTCTAGCTTTTTTATTCTCTTCCATTTTTCTTTTCATTTCTTCCATTTGCATAAATTGACTTTGTATTTTTCCTGTTTCTTGAACAGCCGGTAAGAAAGAACTAAATGGGTCATTACCTTTTACGCCTTGCCCAACTATATTAGCACCTAATAAAATGTTTGGATTTATGTTACCTAGATTACTAAAAAAACCACCTGTGTTTTCTAATAAACCGCTACTAACATTATTATTATCTCCTAAAACACCTGTGTTTTGGTTTTTAGTTGCATAGTCCATCATCAACATTTCTCTAAATCTTTTATCAAACATTATATTAGTCCTCTATTTTTCATATAATCAATATTATAAGGGTTATTGCTTAAATTATCCATTGTAAAACCGCCAGGGAAAGCCGCAGAATAGCCAAATTGCTGGTTTGTAGGGGTAAGTATCATATTAAGGTTTGCTTTAGCCTGATCGTATGCTGTTTGCACAGCCGAAGCAGATCCTTGATTACCTAGATTAGCAAAGTAATTATTTACCATAGAATTAACCGGTGTCGTATTTCCTACAACATTAGCCGCTAAAGGCGTTAATTGGTTCATAGCTTCCCTTTCCCCACCGCTAACATTTCCGGTAAGATAATTTCCACTATATTTAAAATCATTAGGGTCATTGGGATTGTATCTTATAGTTTGGCCTGTATATCCTAATAATTCTAATGCTTTATTATTTTTATAAGTATCTGTAACCCCTCTAATCATAGTACCTAATATACCCCCAGATTTTGCTACAGTTCCTAAAGGATTATCCGATAAATCTCCTGCAAAAGTTGAAGCATCTTCGTCAATTGAAGAAGTAAATTCACTATATTTAGTTTGATTTTTAACATTGTTAAAAGCTAAATCTAAATTATCTACAACAAAATCTGTTTCTATATCGGATAATTTACTTCCTTTCAAATTAGAATTAGAAAGAGCTTGTAATTGATTTAAGGTATTAATTTTATCTTCTTTAGAAACAGCGTTTGAATCAAGATATGCTTCTAAATTTGCCGTTTGATATTGTTCCGTTGTAATGATTCCAGGTGTTTGTGTTATAGTAACTTGTTTTGTTTCCGGATTATAAAAAGAACTTTCAATACTTCCTAAACCATAACCGGCATCAATGTCATTTGGTCCGGTTGAATATGCTTCAGTTTCATAATCAAAATTTTTTGAAATAACACCTGGTGGTAAAACAGGATCAGGAACCACATAATTATTTCCACCATCATTTGTAGTTGTTGTAGTTGTAGTTGGCTCTCCATAATATCCAGAACCTACATCAAATCTTGAATGACCACTATCTGAACCTTGATTATTGTTATTATTACCTCCACCAAAACCACTATCAGAAGAAGTTTCACCGGAATTACCAAAACCATCACTAGCATCTCCCCAGCCATCAAAACTTAAAATACCGGAAGCACCAATATTAGGTTGATTGTTCACTAATGAACCATGAAGATTAGCTTGTAGTAAAAGATTTTTTTCTGCGTCCGTAATATAAGATAATTCTGTTGGTGGGCTACTTTCAGAAGATTGCCAAAATTTAGGAGCTGTTACTTCTTCCGTTTCGCCAAGAAAATTTTTTACACCGCCTTGTATAGCATAACCTTTATCTGATAACATTTGAACTCCTTAAAATATTATTGCAATTGCAACTAAAATATATATGGCCAAAATGTGTTTTGCAGGTTTGTTTTTTATTTTAGTTTCAATATCAAAAATAATTTTTTTTATTTTATCCATTATAATAATCCCCCTAATAAACCAATACCACCACCAATTAGAGGTCCAATTCCAGGAATTGCTGAACCTATCATTGCACCCCCCATAGCCGTAGTTAATGGATTAGCTCTTGTATTTACTTGTTGATTAGTTACCGGAAATCCTGCCGCTATTGGCGATACTATTCCGGAGTATTGTTGTAAAGATTGAAATGGTGCTAAATTCTGTTCTCTAGTTAATTGTTCTAATTGTCTTCCGGTTGTAAATAATGACGGAGCTCTAGAAGCAATATTTAATTGTCTATTTCTTTCTTGTCCATATTCGCCGAAAGCTAAAGGTAAAGCTGCTTGGGCAACTTGTGTTACAATTTGATTTTGGCTCATTGGCGAACCAGGTGTTCTACCTGCACCGCTAAATTGAGAATTTACATTTGTTGCAATATCCGAAGCTGTTTTTTGTAATAAAGGCGATAAGAAAGGATTTAAATATTTTCCGGATAAAGTATCTGCAAGTTGTTGATTAGCTGCACCGGCCATAGCCTCTTGTTGTGCAAGTCCTGTTAATGTTTGCTGCGTTGGTGCAACATAACCTGAAGCCGCAACTCCTTGATTGTAAAGATTACCGGCTTCGCTAATAATTTGATTTAATGCTGGTTGAGCTGGTGCATAAGGCGTAACGCCTGTTTGTTGTGTGCTACCGCTAGAACTTCCTCCTCCAAAACTCATTTTTTCTCCTCTTGTTTAATCTTTTTTTCTAAAACAACATGGGTTCTATTATACCCAAAGTTATTTAAAACTTTTTGCCAACCAGGTCTTGCTATTAATTCCATCATTTTGCAATCCTCTTGTTTAGCAAACTTTTCAATATCTTTAATAAGATATTGCCATTTGTGGCGTTGCTTACCTGTCATAATATAAATATGACAAACTTTACCTAATTTTCTTTTTATAATTTCGGTAATTACAACACCAAAATATTTTTCGTTAGTTTGTTCTTTAGCTTTATCCCAAAGAACCCATACTTGAAATTTACCTTGTTTTGCCGTTTCATAGACAAAATTTGAATCGTTTAGTTGACTTGAATAAGCTAAAGCATCTCTTATATCTTTATCTACAATAGGCCAAACTTTATCAAGTTCTTGTATCGGTATTCGTACTAACTCCATAAATATAGTATATTATTGTTCAAAACAACAATATAATTAAGCACTCTTTTCATCAAATATTTCTAAATAACTTACAACGCCCTCAATTTTATTAGCGGTAGCTACTTGTATTTTAAGTATATCGCCTGATTCTAAAACCAAAGGTGCTACAACTCCATTATCCGTAGTATCTGCCGCTAAATCTTTATGATATATTTTATATGTTTGACTAGCGGACGAATCTGTAAAAAAAATTTCTGTTTGTATTGCAGAAGCGTCATCATTATTTATTTGAATACTTTTTACAATTGCCGTTCTATTAGTAGGAACGGTGTAAATCGTTGTTAAATTAGTATTTGATAAATTAAAACCTGAATTTTTATATACATTTGCCATTTCTATCTGGCCGTACAGGGTACATTGTTTGAACCTACTAATGATTGACCAAATGCTGCATAAATATAAGTTCTAGTTGAATAGTTTAAATCTGTTGTTGAATTATCTAGTTTAAAACCATTAGATAAAAGATTAGCAATTTCATCTGTAGCTTCTGCTTGGCTTTCATTAGCAAATATTTTTTTATTTGTAGGATTATATCCTGGTCTTTTATTATCTGTTATTACCCAATCAGAACTAGATGTTGCGTCAACTATATTTTTAATTAGAAGAAATTGTGGTTTAAAACCAGTATAAATAAATGGTGAGTTAGGATAATCTTGGTCATTTGCTGTATAAGAACCAAACTTGCTATAACCAGTTTTTTCTGTAAAACAGTAAGCTATAAAATCTTCATCATTAGCCACTACTCCAGCATTACTACCTAATGTAAAATAAGTAGATGTTGGAATTGTATTATTCCAAACATCAGAACCAGAATCTTTTGCATTAGTAACATTTAATTTTAACTGATAATTAGCTGGAGATGAAGTATCTAGTTTATGGTGATAAACTCTCCAGTTGTCTGCTCTATCCAAAGGTTTTAATAAAATAAAATGTGGTACAGCACCAAGATGATGAGGAATTTGTTGTCCAGCCGAACCATTACCTGTATATTTAACAATACTAAATCCTGCTGTTGTGTTTACAGAATAAGAATATGCTTTAGCTGTTCCTGTTCCTGTTGTATATCCTGAACCAGTTGTTCCTGCTTTCCAGTTCCATGCTACAATATTTTCACCATTATTATTAACAGAACCATCACTACCTACACTAAATCCATCACTATCAAATGTTCTTAATTGACCACTTGTTCCAGTTCCTGCGTCTATTTCTGCTGTAGTATCATTTGATTTTAAATTTTTACCTGCACCTCTTACTGCATCAAATAATCTATGGTTTTGAGATGAACTTCTATTTTTAAACCAGACCCAATCTGGCTGAAATCCCACAGACGAAATTGATTGTGTTGAACCATTACCTGTATAAAGTTTAGTATTAAAATAATCTGTAGATTTATTAATTGTTGTGTATGCCATTATAAATTTAACCCCTTTGTTGATAAAGCTGTGTAGCCAGTTGGTACATCATATTCAAATATACCTATTCCACTTGCGTTAGTTCCTGCACTAGATACTGCTGTTGTTCCGAAGTAGCCATTACCAAAGTTTAATACTGCACTTGAAGAAATATTATAAGATACATTACTTATTGCAGGAATATAAAGTCCACTAGCTAAAGTTCCAAAAGAACCAGTACCTGTTGAACCTGATGTTGGGTCGCCACTATTTAACCAACTTCCATTTTTAGAAAAATAATATTTATTGTTATCAAAATCAAAAGCACAACCAAGAATGTCATTATTAGTTACTGAACCTAAATTAGTTGATTGATTTGAACCTGCAACTACTGCATATAAATTATCAGAACCATTTGAGTATATACCATAAAAACCACTATTGTTTCCTAAATAACCATCACTATCATACCAAGGATATACATCAGATAAATGAACACCAACCATTGTTTGAGTTGCTTCTAAAAGTTTTGTTTCAAAATAATATTTACCACTTGAAGCACCTATTGTTCCTCTTACTGCACAGTTTGATGAAGAATTACCAGATGCTGTCCATTTAGTATTGCCATTAGCAAGAGTAGGTTGAGTTCCAATTATTGCTTTATCTAAAGTATTTAATGTAGCAAAAACATTACTTGGATTATCTTCTGTTTTTGTAAGTGTACCAGTAGCAACTGTCCAGTTATTTGAATTAGTAGAAGCATCTGTAACTGAATTACCATCTTTTAAAATCCAATAACCTTTTGTACCCCAAGTAACACTAGGAGAAGTTTTAATTTTCCATTCTCCAGTTGTACTATCTGTTTCTCCAAATTCTGTTGGAGCTAATTGAGCTCCATCAACATGAATTACATGACTCATAATTCCATAAAAAGGTTTATTTGCTCCTGCATTATTACCAATGTAATGAGTTATAGATGAATTATAAGTATTAAAAGTAGTTGTAGTATTACCAGGTCTAGTTTCAGTTGCCCAACTTGTTATTTCTTCTCCATTAACATAAACTCTTGCTCTGTGAGCTTGTGTTGCATTTGTGTAATCAACTGCCCAAACAATATGATACCAAGCATTAACATCTCTAAATAATTGATTTGAAACTAATTCTGTGCTGTATGAACTACCATTCCATATAAAAACATTAAGTTTATAGTCATCTCTAAATTGAATAGCAACTTCATCATCTTGACTGTCAACTAAATATGCTTGTGTAAGTCCAGTTCTTTTTACCCAAATACTTTTTGTAAATTTAGTTGTACTTCCACCTGATGTCATTGATTGTGTTAATCTTGTAGCCATTAGTTAAATTGTCCTCCACCTGTTGCACCGAAGCTAGAAGTTAAGCTAAAAGCTCTATCAACTGTTTGTGCTTCAGCGTCTGTAATTCTTAAAGTAAAATTATAAGTTGTTGGCGTAGTTGAACTGCCACCAAAATCAGTTGTTGTTATCACACCTGTTGTGGAATTTAAACTGCAATTTGCCTGTGATGCATTTGTTAAAACACTTGTTACTTCGGAAAATGTAATTGAACTATCGGAAGAACCAGCAACTGTGGCCACCGTTCCTGAAAAGTTTCCGGCTATCGCACCCAATGAACCTGCCGCCGTTGAAAAACTTGGAGCTGTTGAAGCTGTAATAATATTATTTGTACTTCGTCCAGCAAGTCCGTTTGGATTTTCAACTCTAACATAATAGTTACCTAATGCTAAAGTTACATTAACCGATAATGTTGTAGCGTTAGTAAAAGAAACTGTGTTAGCATTTGTAATAGCACCTGTTGAACCATTGACAAATTCAACAGAGGGTATTGAAACAAATCCTGTTCCGGTAATACTTATTGTAGTAGCCGTAGCAGGTGCAATTGTTTGCGATACATTGGCAACAGTTGGTTTTGTTTCTACTGCGTCTATCCATGATAATTGATTCGTATTACTACCATTGGTAGCCAAAACTTGACCATTTGTTCCGGTGTTTTGAGGTAAAATTAAAACATAAGATTGTCCGGCAGAATGAGGTGGAGCTTGAATTGAAACTCCATGAGAATTTTGACTACAATTTAAAGTTAATTTAGCGTCAGCACTAGAGCCATCGCCTTTAATCTTTAAAACAGAGTTTTCAATTGTACTTGTAGTTCCAGAAACTATATTTCCAAGATTCCTTGCTTTAGACATTCTTTATCTTTTTCCTATATTTTCATTAATTTTTTTTATTAATGAATGTTATTATAAAACTATTGTATCAGCTTCGTCTTCTGTTAAAGCTTCACCTGCAATTAATTTAGCTTTAGCACTAGCTTTCAAATCTTTATAAGATTGTTCAGCATTTTTTTCTTCTTGCATTTGTGCTGTCATAGCAGTTTGCATAGTTTCCATTTCAGAAGTTTCTTCTGCAGTTTGCTCAACTTCAACAGGTTCATTACTTACTGCTAAATCTATTACTACTTTTTTTCCCATAATATTTCTCCTATAAATTAATGTTTAAATCCATAAACAGCATAGTTTAAATATGCTATGTTTCCATTACTTGCGTAAAATCTTATTCCATCAACAGCACTTGCACTTCTCCATTGAGAAAAACCTGCTTGAAAAGAATAGTATTGGTCAGTTTCAAATGGATTAGAATTTAAAACGAACATTTGTTTAACACTTCTTGTGCTTTTAGGGTCAGACATAGTTATTTCAAATTGACTGGCATTTAATGCTGTGTTTGATGTTCCCCATCTTCCAATTCTTCCATTAGTTGCTGCTTTTTCTTTTCCAGATGTAAGTGATTCAGAACCATTGTAATAATACAACAAACCACCTTCATAATAATCACTACCACTTTGATTTGTTGTTCCTATTCTGTATTGATAAGAAAGTCTGCCATTCATAGTAGCCGGAGTGAAATCAGTAAATATAAATTTATATGCTCTGTAAGTTGTGCTAAATAAATTATCCATTACTAATTCTGAAGTTGAAGAAGTGATTGAGCCACTTGTTAATTTTACAACATCACTAGACATTGTAGTCCAACTAGGATTAGCACCTGTACCACCTGTTTGTAATACTTGTCCACTTGTTCCTGCCGCTAATCTTTGTAATCCACTTCCATCTCTGTAAAGTATATCGCCTTGTGTTGTTATTACTGTGCCAACATCTGTACCATTTGTTCCATTAGTACCTGCTGCCGACATTTGTTCCCAATAAGTGCCATTACTTACTGCGTTGCCTTGTGATGCTAAAATACAAATATAACTAGAGCCACCTGATGAAACTACATCATCAACTTGGTACTGTGTACTATTGTTGTAAGCACCTTTCCAGTTAAATTTGATAGCACCTAGATTTACTGTTGCCATATTTGTTTCCTTATATTGTTGCTATTAAATCGCCATTAGTATCTATGCTAAAGGTAAAACCACTAGCACTAAATAAGACATCATCAAAAGCGGCGAAAGTTGAACTTGAGATGTTGTCTGCACCTTGATTAGTTGTTGTAACAATCAAGTTTCCATTGTTGTCTTTATTAAAACCATAAACTTCTGCTGAACTTGCATTACCATACTCTAATGCGTTTGCAGAAGAATTTACTTTAATAACCTGTCCTGCACTACCAATTGAACCTAAACCGGTTCCTCCTCTTGCAGTTGCTAAAACACCTGATGTTATATTAGAAGCATTTATAGATGCAACATTAAAAGTTCCGTAGGCGACTATTGAAATTATATCAGAAGCGGTTGCACCGGCAGCTAACACCACCGAAGTTCCGCTAGTAACTGTAACATCTGTTCCATTTACTAACTTTGCTCCATTCAAATAAACATCTATAAATCCTGCATCGTAAGCCAGAGTGTTGCCGTTATCGTCCGATCCGGTAAAAGTTGTTTGTCCACCGGAAGCGGTATATTTATATCTTTGTGCAGTTCCATTTACAGAAGAGCCTGCTGCCGCCCAACCTGAAGATTTATAAACCTTTAATTCGTTTGCTGTAGTGTCAAAATAAAGATCTCCAATATTTAAACTTGTAGTAGGTGCTGAAGAAGAAATTCTATAAACTTCCGCAAAATTATTTACCGAAGCTAAATTATTAGCAACAGTTGTTACATTAGCAGAATTTGAAGCTAAAGAATTTAAACCGGATATAGCAGCCAAAGTATTCATATCGGAAACAGTTTGTGTTGTTCCCAAAGTATTCATATCCGATACAGCGTCCGCCGTTCCTAATCTTCCTATTTCAGTTGCTTTTGATGCAACAGTTGTTACTTCCGTTGCTTTTGGTACTAATCTATGAAAAGCGTAAGTATGATTTGTTGTTGTTGATTCAACTAATATACCAAAACCTGCCGCAATAGTTTCACTTGCACCTAGTCCTGTTAATGTAACAGTTGAATTATTTAATGTTCCGTTTGCAATTGTTATTTGTCCTGAACCATTTGCAGTATGTGAAGAAGCAAGAGCTTTAATACTTACAATAGTTCCAGCACCATCATTTAAATCAGGGTTTGTATTTGGAAAACTTGTTTCGTTTGCAATAGCTACAAAACCTCCAACATCATCAACTAAATCAATTACCCTTGCATCAATCGCTGCTGTTGTTGCTATTTTATCGTCCGAAGCCGACCAAGTATTACCTGAATTAATTAGTTCAGAAGTATCTTTATTTAAAAATCTAGTATCGGCAGATAATGTTGTGTAAAAAGTATTATCGTCCGGTGTATGTGAGGCTTGTTCTGAATTTGTAACAATTGTAGCGTCAGCAATTTTTGCTAGTGTTACTTGATTATCTCCTATATGTGCAGTATCAATCGAACCATCAACTATATGTTCTGAATCTATACTATCATCTGCTATTTTAGAACCATTAACCGAATCAGCACCTAGTTTTGAATTTGTTACAGCCCCAGCATTTATTTTTGCTTCGGTTACAGCATTTGCATTTATTTTAGCAGCCGTAACTGCATTGTCATTTAATTTTGCTGTCGCTACCGAATTATCCGCAAATTTAGAACTTGAAACAGCATTATCAACAATGTTTGCCGTATTAATAACATTTGTTGGTATTGAATTATTTGTTTGTGATAAAGAACCTACATAAACTCTAGTTATAGCTTCGTTTGATAAAGAACCGCTATCCCAAGTAACATTAATTGTAGTGTTTGTAGAAAAAGACGAAGAACTAATTGTTCCAAATATTGTGCCAGGTGTTGAAGCAGTTAATTTAATTCTTCTACCGGTATGATAAATAGCGGTTACATCTACACCGGCAATCGTAAAAGAAGTTCCACTTGCATAGGCAGCAGTGTAAGCACCATCGCCGTCACCATATTCTACCCATTGTGAATCATTAAACCATTCTCTAGTATTTACCATTAGAGCTCTAATGGCATTGTTTAAGTTAGAGGGTAACATTCCCTCCGCAACACTAATTCCATTTAAAGAAGTGTTGTTTAAATTTGTTGTTGAATAATCTTTTATACCGGCCATTTAATCTCCCATAAACCAAGCAAACGCTTTATTACTTTCTTTGTTCCTATCATTAATTAATGTATTAATAGCTTCTTCAATTTGTCTTTGAAAAAACTCTTGTGTTTCAAATGAATATCTAACATTGTCTATATCAGTTTTTTCGCTCATCTTAAACCTATTCTTGACGCTACTATGTCAACGCCTTGTGCATGTGTCCAAGTAGAACCGGAAGGTGTAACCACTTTTATTTTAAAATATCTACCTGATTGTCTAACAGGATTATCGCCACTTGCTACCATTGAAGAAGAAGTTGATTCGGTTGCTAAATCAGCTAACCTTTCTTTGCTTTTAATAGTAACAGAAGAAGTTGCGTCAACTAACGGTCTGACATTGGTTATACTACTTCTATGACCTGGAAACAACTCCATTTCTCTAGTTTCTATTGTTCCTTGATTGTCCGTACCGGAAAAAATAGCGGCCTTGTAATTATTATCTATTGCACCAAGTAACAATTGTCCGCCATTCCAAAAGTCCGTATCTAAAGCAATATTAATACTATCCAAATTTTGTGAAATAATATCCATAAGCTCAACAGTATATGCCCCTACAAATTGTGAAAATATTGTACTTGCATTAGCGTCTGCCGTTGACCATTTTTGAGTTGCGTAGTTGTAAATTATTATTTTATCACAAACGCCGGTTGTGTTTGATGTGTTTCCGGCAGATGGATAAAGCCACATAGCTAATTGATTGAAAGGGTCAACCGCCGCACAAATTCTATCACTAAACGCTTTATTTAAATCTAAATCAAAAAATCTATTTACTTTTTCAGCTCCTATCGGAACAATTTGATCTCCGTTCAATTCAAAAAAACCATCGTCCGCATAAAAGAATACTCTTCTATTATCTTGACAAACTGTTCTTCCATAAACGGCACCTCTATTTGGCGATATTACAGATAATCTAAATACTGTTGCACCGCCTACATAGTCCATACGAATTATTTGATTTTGTCTAAACACATAACCTATTTCCCCTGATGTTATGTGAACTATTTCGCCACCTGAACCTGGTAAATCTTGTAAATCAGCTTGTTTATTTCCTGTTTGCCAAGTTGAAATATCGTTAATGCCTGACCATTGTATTCTATTTTGATTAGTTGGTTGGTTTCCGGTAACTAAAAAATCCCTAACAACGCCTGAAACTCTAAATGTAGGTACAGAACCGGAAGAAGCTATTGTACTTAAATTTGCAAAATTAGTTGAAGTACCCATTAAATAATATTGTGGGGCATCAACTCCATTACTTGCAATCACATAATTACCAAATTGTGTAAATGTAAAATAATCAGAATTTGTTCCGGTTAAACTTCCTTTTCTTGAAGTAAATGTTCCACTAGCTAATTGATAAATGTCAGTATTTTTAGCTACAAAGTTAAATACATTACCTGAATTATCTCTAAAAGAACCAGCACCTCTTGAATGTGCACCAATATTATTTGTAGAATAATTAATTAAAGACGGAAATCTTTTATAAGAATTTTGGGCGTAATAAACATTATTAGCTGTTGTGGCACCTGGATTTAAATATTCCGGTTGGTCAGGTAACCATTCGCCAAAAGGTATTTGCATTTTACTCCTATTGGTTGTTATTTGTTACGGCAATAAAATTATCACTAAAAGAACCAGCGACTGTTACATCACTTCTTTGTTGTAAAGGTGCATTTCCATATTGGTCTTCTCTATCGTTTCTTTCTAGTCTTTCCATTGCAGTAGAATACATACTTTGCCATTGTTGTAATCTAGCAGGGTCAACTCCACCTAAAAAGTTTGCCGCATGATATAAAGCACCATATAAATATATCGCTGGGTGGTTAGTTAAAATAAAATTAGAAGTATTAGAATTAGATAAAGGGTCAAATCTTTTGTAGTAATTTAAATATCCGGTATAAGTTGAAGAAGCTGCAGGGGCAAATCTAAATGTATCGCCAAGTATTGTAAATGTAGATGGTTGTCCACTAGACGAACCGCCTTTAATCTGATCCATTTGTGCAGGTGTAATATATTTTAAAGGGTATTTTGTTCCGCCATTTAAAATATAAAAATCTCTTACTTGTAAAAATCCACTAGGTAAATTTTCTGTTTCCGCATCTATTGTAATAGTTGTTTGTGTTACCATAGACCTAATTCTTAATTTTGAATTAAAATCTTTTTCAGCTAGAACAATAAAGTCTTCCGCTATTTCCGTTGTTAAATCTGATCTGTTTAACCAATTAGCTATTGAAGATTTAAGTTCGCTATAATTAGATAATGCCATTACAATCTACCTGCCGCTGTTCTAAAATATTGAAATTCACTACTATTTAATTTTTTCTTCATAATTTGTTTTTGTACTTCTTTTGGTAAGGCAAACCAATTTTTAGTTCCATTATATTCATTTGCCCATACTTGCAAAGCTAAAGTTGGTATTGAAGCAACTCTTTTTAATTCTCTTGATTTAGAATATCCATCATTGTGATTATAAAGAGCTTTATTATGTTTTATATGCGAATCAATATTTACTTCTTCTTTAAGAACAATTTTTTTTTCTTGTTCGTCTAATAAAAAAGTTTCTTTTTTTAATCCGTCAATCTTAATATCTTTATTCATCTACCTTGACCTCTATATTTTTTTTTAGAAAATTTTTTATTTGGTTTTTTACTATGTCTTCTTGGCCTTTTTCTTGGGCTTTCTTTAACATAATTATTGACACCAAATAATGGTTTCTTTTTGGCCACTAGCCACTCATTTCAGTAACAAAAACATTTGCACTTCCTATTGAAGCAACTTTTTCGCCAGGTGAAACTTTAAAAATTTCAGGTTGGTCAGCAGGAATAAAGATTGTGCTTGTAGTAGCCGTTGGGTCGCTTGAACCATTTCCGCCAAATTCTATATGACAATCAGCATCAGCTGCTATTCTTACATATTCAGTTTGTGTACCAAATACATCTGCAACCGCACTACTTGAACCACCACTAGCTATTTTCTGTGTTTTTGTAGGTCTTAATCCATAATTAAAACTCATATTGTTCTCCTATGTTGGAGGGGGGAAGTACCGGCTAGGCAAGATCCCCCCAAAATTAAATTATCTTCTTACAACAATTGTAAAATGTGCTGAATGAGTTCCTGTAGAAGCTCCGTCAGTTGCAATCGCTATATAGTCACCTTCTGATACATTGTTTGCAGCAGTTGGTTCGCAAGTGTCAATATCTCCAGCTGCACTTCCAGAATGTGCAATAGTAATTGTTCCACCAGTCATGTTAGTAGTATTTACTTTTGCAGTTATTCCAGCGTTGCCTCCAGAAATAGTTCCGCCTAAAACCGAAGTAATTTTTATTACTTTACCGGCATCAGGAACGGCAACTCTTACTGTTCCAGCTGTTGATACATCGTCTAAATGACACTCTAAAAAGTAATCGTTTAAAGTTCTCATTTTATTCTCCTTATGTCGTTCCGCCTATAACCTTTTTAAGACTTCAACATTTGGTTAATTGTTAGGGGGTGTATATCTAAACAAGGTTACACCCCCAACAATATATTATTATGATGTTGTTAAATCAAAAACAGCACCATTTGCTTTTTCGTTTCTAGCTTCTAAAGTATATTCAGCAACTAAAAATCTCTGATCTGCATCTTTTGTTTGTGCAGGAGTTTGTAGTTGGAAATCTCTTAAGAAAGCAACTGCCCACATATCCATTTCAAGGATTAATGCATCTTGGCCTCTTTTAGCCGCAGTACCATTAGCACCTCTAATGAATCTGTTAGGAGCAACTTGAAGCGTACCAAAATCTGATTCGTACACATCAATAGAAGTAATTAATCTTCTATCTTCCGCAGAATCAAATCTAGTAGAACCACCTGTAAATCCAGATAGTTTTTGTTTGTTGAAAGCACCAACCATAATCATATTAGGGTTTCCACCTTCGTTAAAACAACTTCTCAAAACGCCTTTTAACTGATCTTCAGTAAAAGCTCTTTGAGTTCCATCTGTTCTAGCAGCACCGTTTCCGTTTCCAGATCCGCCTGCTCCAGCGTCAACATTTGTTTCAATCCAAGTTTGGCAACCGCCTAACTTTCTTGAAGTTGTTGCGTTTCCAGCAGCTTTTGCAACATTAGATAAAAGAGCTGTTTCCATATCTCTTTTTAATTCTTTTGCTGCTTTAGCAACTTGGTAAGCTAATTCATTAGCTCTTCCAGCTGAAGTTACGGCTTCGTTTGTTCCAGAAACTTGCACACCTTTTGTAGATATTTGAGTGTGGTTTTCTTCTTTAGTTGTTGCTGACATAGTTCCGTAAGAAATATCAGCTCCCTCAACAGCATGGTTTGCTGCAACTGCAGCCAACGCATCAGTTTGCCATTGGTGGGAAGTGTTAGTTGCTCTAGCTTTAGCAACTCCTGACATAAAAGGTGTTTCAGTTGGGGAAATCGAATAAATGATGTCCGCCAAATCTTCTCTTATGCCGACTGTTTGGTAAGTTTGAAATACAGCCATTTTCTTCTCCTATTTGTTAAGTTGTTGTTAAATGTATCGCAATAACAAATCCGTAGCATCTTTTGCTGAACCAGATTTTTTAAGCGATTTAAATTTATTCAACCTATCTTGGGAGTTAAGTTCTTCTTTAGTTGTTTTGACACCTGATTTTACAACTTTTGACGGCTTGACTTTTTTATTAACTAAAGTTGGTTTCAACTTTTTGTTAGTTTGGTAATTCATAGCTTCTACTATGATGTCAAACTGTCTTGAATCATAAATTGAACTTATTTCGTTTTGATTAAAACCTTTGCCCAATAAATAATTCGTCATATTAGTTCTTAAAGTATGGCCTTTAACAGGATCGTAAAGCTCAGGATATTTTAAAGCAATCCGTTGCTTTTCTTTAGATACCAAATCTTGAAATTGCGAAGTTTGATGTTCTCTTAATTTCCGTTGAGCCGAAGTAATAGTTTCTTTTCTTCTTCGTATCTTACGGTCTAGCTTCGCCGCTTCCGTTGGGTCTTCTTCCCATAATTGGTCAAGTTCTTTAGAACTCATATCGTTGTTTATTTCAGCATTCAAAGTCAACACAAGTGAATTTAAATCGTCCAACTTGGTCGAATACTGGTTTTTCAAACGATCTTCTTCCGATTTTAGCTCTCTTTTTGATAAAGCTAATTCTTCTGTTTTTCGTCTGTAATCGGCATCCTTTTGATAACCTGCTTTTAATTCATCAAGGTCAACATCAATTTTTTCACCATTAACAATAACTTGGTGTAAATCTGTTTCTTGTTCTTTAAGAGCACTCTCTTCTGGAGCTTCTTCTTCTACAGGAGCTTCTTGAATTTCTTCTTGTTGAGCTTCTGGTTGTGGTTGAACTTCTTGATTGTCTTCGGCTTTCGCTTCGGTTTCTTTTGGTTCAACCGGTGTTGCTTCTTTTTGAGGTTTGATAGTTGCCGTATTAGGGTCTAATATTCCCTCAATAGATTTTGCAGCACCTTGTACTGAAAAATTATTCAGTAATGGGTTTGTATCTGACATAAAGTCATCTCCTATTGTTAAGCTGTCATTTGACTTGGCTTATTTTAACCTTGTTTGGTTAAAATTTTTTTTCTTTTTCGGTTTTGCGAAAAATTTCTAATTGTTTTTCCGCCAATTTACCGGTTTCAAGAATAGTTTTTAAATGTTGTTCTACTTTGCTAACAACATTATAAGCAATCCAGAGTTTTTCCCTAGTATCGCTTTCTTTAGCACCTGTTTTATCCAACAATGCTTCAGAATAAATTTTTTTAAGTTCGTCTATTGACTCTTGAAAAAGTTTATTCTCCAGTATTTGCTTCGCTTGGTGGGATCGGCTGACTTCCTCTTCCCTGAGCGACTGGTCTTTCGTTTCCATTTAATCCTTGTACTTGCTGCGATAGCACTTTAGCAGATTTTTGGGCTTGTTCAAGTATCTTGCTATTTCCGGCTACCATTAATTTATCTAAATCGGCATCTGCTTTTATTTTTGCCGTATCAATTTGTGTATTGTACTTCAATGCCATTTCTTTCATTTTAGTTTCAAAATCTAATTGCATTTCTTGATTTTTTTGCATTAATTCTTGTCTTTCTAATTCAAGTTCGGCAATTTTACGTTTTTCTTCGGATTCAATTCTAGTAAATTCTATTTTTTCAATAGGTGTCAACGGTGGTGGTTGTGGTGGTGGCATTTGTTGTTTGCCAATATCAGGATTTACGAAGTAAGCGTCCACATTTTTAAGTCCTGCGTTTTCAATTATGTTAGATAATGTGTTATACATATTCTTCAAAGTCACCATTGGCATTTCTTTACCGCCTTGAAGATTAAATGCTTGTAATTGTCTTTCTAAAATGTTGTTCAACATCATTATTTGTTGTTCTTTTGAACCTGTACCAAGCCCAACAACAATATTTATATTAAATTTATCTTTCCATTCCGTAGGTTTTACCGGAATATAAGTATTATTCATTTCAACGATTTGTTGTTTGTCTTGATATTTAACCATCAATTCAAAAATTTTTCTAAATAAATCTTTTACGCCGGTTTCAGCAAATACTCTTGCTATCAATTCCGACCTCATTTGCGTTTGTGTCATTAACGCATTAACACCTGTTGCGGTTTTAGCATTTAAGGTATTGGGGTCTAATCCTTGAACTTGTTTAGAAATCCCTGTCCTTACTTCTCTAACACTATCAAGGTATGACAATAAAGGAAAGGCTTGTTGTGAAATTGGTTGAGCTTGTAATGCCTGCATAACTTGGTTTGGTGGTTGTTTAGTTCTAACAACACCGCCTGGTCTAGTAGTCAATAAATCGTCCATGTTGACCATTCCGTCCATTATGGCAACCCTATTATTATTTGTAAGATACATATTATCTAAAAGTTGACGCATAACGGTAGATTTCATTAATTGAATGTCTTCTACTAATTCCGAAATACTTCTTCCGTAAAATCTATGCGGCATTGGTATTGGTGTTATCGTAACAAACGGAACATTATCGCATGGCATATTTTCTAAAATAAAATGTCCGTCTTCTCCGGCACAAATTACTTTTCTAAGTTCGGCAATACCGTCATTATC